TTTTTATTCGTTCTCATGGCATTAAAATAAAAAGTGATACCAACATACCAAACGTACCGAGAAATAGCGTTAAACCGAACGTAACGACCTTTAAAAACTCTTTGTGTTCTTCATTCGCTGGTGTAACTTGGTCTAACAAGTCTAAAAAGTAATTTTTCATAATGTTGTATTTAATTGTTTCAGCAAATATACGTTATTCTTTTTAATATAGTTACAATTATTTTAAAATATTTTCTATAAACTAAAAAACCCCTACCGAAGTAAGGGTTTCCTAAACAATTAAAATTATGAAATTATGCGCTACAAAGATATTACTTTATTCTACGTAACAAAACTTTTCCTAATATTTTTCCTACTAACTTGAAAAAACCGCTTTGTGCGTCAACTTTCACCTCAACGTTGTCAGCGGTCTTTTCAACCTTTACATCTAAATTTTTTGAGTCGTAGTTAACTTTTACTTCTCCGTCTTTTCGTTCAACATTAACATCTATGTTTTCAGTGTCAATATTTACGTTTAAATTTTTCTTTGCCATTTTATGCTTCGTTTGTTGTTATTACTCCTTTTGCTTCTAATTGCACCTTGCGAACATTTGCAGGCTGTGCCACTTTCCATGCTGTTCTTCGTGCCTGGTTTAATCTACTTTTAGCGATCCGTGAAACGCTTACCGAGTTATTTTGATTACCGCCCAAAACGTGATAGTGTGTATCGTCTTCACCTACGTAAATTCCTACGTGTCCGCCACCATTTCTTTTAAATGTAAGCACATCGCCTAACATTGGTTCAGAAACACGATTACCAAACTTATTCCAGTTTAAAGCCCATAACGGTCTCTCAACTACTTCTAAGCCTGCTGACTTTGCGCAGTAAGCTATAAACAAACCGCACCATGGAATTTCATCGTTTGTGTAAACTTTTGAAAGTCCTAAGTCTTTAGCCCACCCTAATATTATAGGGTTATGTGTTTTACCTACGATTTCTTTAACTCCAAGTTGTTTAACGGCTTGAACTAATATTCTCGGTGACTTTTCGTCTTTTAGCCAGTCGTAACTCATTCAGTTTCGTTTATTTCGTTTAATTCGTCTTTTGGTATTACGGCATAAGTTTCAGTTCCTTCAATTTGTTTAGTTAAAGACGAGCTTTTACCTTTTCCGTAACAGTCGTAAAGACGGTGTTTAAGGTCTTGAACATCACTGTGCGTGTACCATAACCATAACGCAAGAACTCCCGTAGCTCCTTGCTTTTTAATAATATCTAATATTTGTGTAATTGGTAGCATCTAATTAATTTTCAAAAGGTGGTGGGGTTGGTTTTGGCTCATAAGGAATCAAATCAAGGTCTTTAACCCAAAGATAATCAGGATTTACACATTGCTCCATTTCTTCTACTGATATAACCCAGTTATCATTTAGGTCTTCCAGTGGGTTAAAAAAACTGTCTGGAGCGTACCACTGTCCAACAAGTTGGTCTTTCTGTTCAACGGTTAATAAACCTACATATATTGTACTCATACTCTTTGATATTTTAAAATTCCTTTTTTCATTGCTCTTATAAATGTAGTAACATTCATATCAGCATAAATAGATGCTTCTTTAACGCTACCATAATAAACGCCTGTTTGCATATCTAAAACAGGTACACTGTGCCAATGGTTAAAACCTACATAGTCTTTCATTTTTTCAGCTCTTTTAATGTAGCCTTCTTTAGGTCTTTTGACTCCTAATTTAGCTAATCTCATTTTTTCTTTTGATTCAGGAGTATGCTGTTTACCTTTAAAATGATTGCTTTCAGTCATCCTTTTTCTCCTTGCTTCAAGTTGTTCTTCTGTTGCCTTAACTCCCCAACATCCATCTCCGCCATTAGTTATGTTAACTAATAAACCATCATTTGATTTTTTACCATATAATACAATAAGTTCTTTTTCTTTTTCTTTTGCCTCTTCAACGGATAAATCATCAAAAATAATATCAACTCTATATTCTGTATGCTTTGTAATAGAATGCCAATGTTTATTTCTTGTTTGTTTAGTGTAACACCTTGCCTTATCAGAACCTATACCAATATAAAACGGTTCATTTTTATCTAATCTTATATGTCTATAAACGTATGCCATATACAAATTTACAAAATTATAGGATTGAAATAAGAATCGGGTGCATACCATTGACCTATCAATTCGTCTTTTTGTACCTCTGTCAATAGTCCGACATAGGTTAACTTTTGTTCTGTTGTTAGTTGTGTTAGTTTCATTATACGTTTCTATTTAATGCCACTTGGAAATTTTGTACTGCGGTGTAAAAGTTAGCCGCTTCGGTGTCTGTTAAGCCGTCACCGATTGATGCAAAAGCATAGTTTCTTAGTGAGTATGAACTAATAGCACCACTTGCGTTTATAGCAGATAGAACTAATGCAGTAGTGCTTAATTGTGAACTTGTTTGAGCTGCATCAATTACTTTAATTCCATTTTTGTAACCTGTTGTATTGGTTGCTGAATTTCTATTAGCTATAAATAAACCTCTTGAATCTGTATTAGCAGTATTTGGATAACTTGGCGTTCCGTATTGAGAATAAAACTTATTATCAGTCCATCTTGAAATCAAACTATTTTCAACAGCACCTGTCCCCGAACCCGAACCCATATCATATCCACCAGAAACATTTGTCCTTGAATATATTGATAAATGTCCGCTTGATATGCTTAATACTGAATTAGGGATTAATCCTGTGTTACCATAACCATTTGCACTACCAGTAACCCCATTGTTATTCCAATTCCAGCCACCATTCCAAGTAATTTGATATTGTGCTGTATTTTTAAGATTGTAACTTGTACTTGTACTTGTACCACCTACAAATGGATACAAAGCCTTCATCTTACTCCAAATAGAATACCCTTTCAAGTCAACTACCAATGTATTAATAGCCGCTTGTTGAGTAGGGTCTGTAATTGCAGCCGCCGTTACAAATGCTTGAGCGTCTGGGTCAACTGGTGGCGTTGTAATTCCTACGATATCAGTTAAACCCGCCCAACTATCAGCGTGAATGTCACCCCAACCAATAGCGTTGTTTGCACCTTGCCCCCAACCTATTGCGTTGTTTGCTGCTCCGTCGCCCCAACCGTTACTATTTGCCATACTTTATTAACTTAAAAATTATTGATTTGTGCCATTATGGATAAACACGAATTTCAATAGGCATCTTACCGATAACGTCATCTACACCAGCACCTGCACTATCTCGTGTTTCAATAAATATATAGTTATTATCAGCTCTATTAATTGCTGAAATATAATCTCCACTTGTACTAATAAACGAACCAAATAAAACAAATGTCTTATTATTTGTAAATTCACCCGTTAACGTAATTCTATAATTACCAGCTGAATTCCTCGACAAAGTAGGTGTTCCGCTTAAAGTATTTTCTAAAATAACAGCAGTAGGAGCGTTCGTGCCTGTTTGGTTTAATATAGCTACATATTTTTTATATGGCGTTAATTGCGCCCCAGTAATATACTTTGAGTCATAAGTTGTACCATTAAAATCAGCTATTGGAATTCTATCCGTAGTTTCAACGTGTGCGTTTTTCGCTGTTAATTGACTTATCTTTACGTTCGCCATTTATCTTTTTTAAATAAATTTCTAATTTTCTAATATTTTCAGCCTTAGGCTTGTACTTTTTTAAATGAACCATCCAAAATAATTGTTTTGTGTGTCTGGGTACATATCCCCGTTAGAATTCAAATTATACTCAGGAAATAAGTCTTGGTTAAAACTCATGTAGTCAATAAACCTTTCCGTGTAATGCTGTGCTATTGAACGCTCTTTTTCAATTAAGAAGTCGATTTCGTCTTTCTCTACGTTTGTAGCATTCTCACTATTATGTTTAAATACGCCTTTGTTAGCGATTGTGTACGCTGCGAAAGGTAAATACTCAACCATAGCCCAATGAATCAACATAGGCTTTATATACGTCGTTACAAGCGACAAATAATTACCGCCCAAAGTTTCAGCTACAATATCCGCTTTTATTTTGTCTAATAACTTAGTGCCTAAATAAGTTTGAATGTGAATATCTTGAGCGACCTTTATCCATTGTATAAAGTTATCCGTGTCTACGTTGCCATTCATAGCAGTAAACTTTACTACATCTTCACGAGTTATTAATAGTGCTTCCGCCATTTTATTTTCTATAATATCCTTGGTTCGGCATATCAATCGGTCGTTGACTTACCAAACTTGGGTTTTTAATAACATAACCTAATTTCGCAGCTTTTGCGCCTGCAATTTGCTTTACTTCTTTACTGTTAATATCTAAAGCCTTACCAGAAAGCGTTGCGTAAACTCTTTTATTCCATCTATGGTGACAATTAGCACCGCCTTTATATAACCAAATTGAATATGTAGGAGCTCCGTCAATTCCTAACCCGGGGTTAACCGCTTGACTACCCATTTTTATAATATCTTCTTTTCTGTAAACTCTTTTTTGTTTAGCAAGTGACATCATTTTTTTACAAAACTCCCTACCGTTTTCCTTTTCTTCACCTGCGTAAATGTATCGTGTAATGAATTTAACACCGTCTATAACCGCATCTTGCGAACTTCTTAAATTAGGTCGTGGATCACCCGTTGAAACTAAATTAACAACCTTTGACAATAAACTTTGTTTAGGCTCTTTGCTTAATAGCTCGTTATCCGTTTCGTCCGTGTCGTAGTCTACTTCGTGTTCGTCTATTAATATCCATTCAGGGTTTTCATCTTCGCCTAACTCCATTAAAGGGTTAACCGCGCTTAGTTCCGTTCCTGTTTCTTCAGCTACTTGCTCCTCGGTTTGTGCGTTCTCTAAGTCCATGAACTCCAAAGGTTGTAAAGTCTTAAAGAATAACTTTAATGAAATACCGTTGTAAGCTAATATCCTATCGAAAGCCTCAAGTAATTCATCTTGCATAGGCTTAATAACCATGTTATCGAATAAAATAGTTGAGTTTTTAAGTTCATCAGCATTCGAACTAAAACCCGTTGACGTTGCAATACCAAACAATAAAGGTGAAGTTACATTGTGACCTAACATAATCTTACGTAAACACTCTTCACTTAAATACGAATAATGTTCAGGTGCATCGTTTAACGGAATATCGTCTACAGTTGTTTTGCTTGTTTCACTTGCATTAAAAGCTACAATCGTTCGCAGTCCTTTAGAACCCGTTAATTGTGCGTTTACTTTGTTTGTAATGATACTTTGTTGTTCTTCGGTAGGAATACCATTATTAAAGTTTATAACCTTTGTACCGCTAAATCCGTGTTGCACTTCATTAATCAAATAGTCTGCAATTTCTTCCTCAAGTTTAGCATAAGGAACCGCACCTTGATAATCAGGGTATGCGTAATACTTCATTCCAACCGTGTAAGGCTTAACGTAAAGTATTTCTATTAACTCATTTGAAAACCCGTAAGCAGGTATTCTCTTTGGTGCGTACTTTTTAACATCCAACCAATTGTCAGAATAATAATAGCCTTCTATTTCTCCGTCTTTATTACACTTTTCAGCACGTAATAAATTAACAGGCATGTGGTAAGCCTTTAAAATTCTTTTACGGTCTTTAGAGTAGTGAACTTGAATAGCGCACTGCCCTAACATCTTTCTGTCCACTACTAATTTACGTACACAATCAGCATGAAACAAAGACATCATTTGAGCGTACTCATTTGGCTTTTTGCTTGCATCTAAGGCACTTAAACCACGTCCATAAATTAATCTACTTATATTGTTTATTATTGCGTTATTCGTCGTAGAATACGTGTATCTGTCAATTAAGTATTGAAAGTAATTATTGTCTTCTCCAAACTCAACCCAATTATCTCTTTTAGATTCTTGAATTAATGGCGTTTGGTAAGAACTTAAATTAATTATATGTATGTTATCACTCATAAACTATAAAAGTATTTGCAGTTGTATTTGAAGTATATTGTCCGTTGTTAACCGAAAAAGTAACTATCGGTTGGTCGGTGCAAAATATCCTATCACGGTAAACGATGTTTGTTCCGTCTTTTAGTACTAAATTGTAAAAATGATTTTCAACTAAGGCAACTTCAACTTCCAATGTCGAATAGTAGTCACCTGCCGTAAACTCCCACTCTTCAACAACCGTTGTTTCGTTAGTTTGGTCGTCCGTTATTTCAACTGTATCGAAGTCTCCATTTCGCGGAATTAAAGCAAATGTTTGTGGATTTGTTGAAGTAGTTAAAACTATCATACTTTATTAACTTAAAATACCTCAAATTGTTTCTTAAATAAAAAAACCCCACCTATAAAGGCAGGGTCTTAAACCTATTATTAACAGACAACCTTAAGAGGTAACGATTAAAGCATCGTCAACTCCATCAGTAAAGATTTCAGATAATTCAGTTTCGTTTGTGCAATCCAAGAAATTAGCAGGTAATTTTTCCATTCCAGTGAATGTCAAATTATACCCATTAAAATCACCCATTGCAGTTCCTGAAGATACAGTTCCCGCAGTTACATCACATCCTTGGTCTAAACCAGCTAAGTAATACTTATGGTCTCTTGTTTCAACAACGATTCTTGGACGTCCGTAAGCCAACAATTTAACGTTCTTATGTGTAGCAATATCTTGTTTTTTTAATTGCACAGTCAATACTTGCTCAAAGAAAGTTGTTCCATTGTCTCTTGACGTTTGAATAGTTTGCTCAAAACCGTTAGCACCTTTTAATTCGTACTTGTAAAGAGATACACGCGCATCTGCAGGCCATGAATCAATTACATCTGAATTTGCTCCACTATCTTTATAAACAACATCGTCTACATTTAAAGCACCGTAGTTAATAAAGTAAATATTTAATAGGCCAGAAATCGCATCCTTGCATGCCTCTAATCTGCCATTGCTTATGTCACAGCTCATGTCTTTTTATTTTTTTAATGTTAAACAAAAAAGGGTGGCGTATATTTCACCACCCTCGATTATAGTTTAGTTTGATTAGTTAGCTGAATTTACAATTCCGTAAGTAACCAAGTCGGAAGCAAAACCGTATTTAGCGTCAGCCGTAAACCTGAGAATTACTCGGACATTCTGAGATCCGTCAAGGTCTCCCATATCCAAAACTTTAACTTCGTTCATGTCATTCATTAAACCAGTCGCAAAGTACAAGTTAGAAGTTTGAGAAAGCAAAGCAGTGTTTGAAGCAAGTCCGTTAGCTAAGAAAATCTTAACTCCGTCAAAGTAAAGGTTATCCAATACTTGGTTAGTTCCTTTGTTATCGTAACCGTTTGCACCTACTCCAGCAGCAGCAAAACCACCCAATGCACGTACATACGCTCTATAAATGTTGTTAGAAACATAAAGAGTTAAATCTTCTTTTCCGTACAAAGCAGCAGGTAAAGCGTCAACGATTGAACCTAATTGTGCAATAACGTTAGTAGCATCAACAGTAGTACCAGCAATTTCTTGAGCAGCAGGTAAATTAGCATCAGTAGTTAATTGAGTCATGATACCAGCAAATTGTCCAGCTGTTGCGTTAACACCTCTCCAAATTGAAGTCTCCATTCCTGCAGCAACTTTCTCAGCAGCGTGTGCAATTAAGAAATCAGCAAAAGATTTAGGCAATACATCGAACGCAGAATAACCCATTTGAATGGCATCCCAGTCAGCTCTAAAGTCAGACTTACATAATTGTAAATTTACTTGGAATGATTCAGGTTGAAGAACTCGCTCTGTTAAAGTTACAGTAGAAGTTGGGTCAAAGTCGCAAGTTGCATTTTTGATAATATCATCAGTTGCAACTCTTTTAATAACTTGTTTGTATTTAACGTTAGGCATGATAGTAATTCCGCCTTTTTCTAAAGTTGGAGCTGACAATAAAGCTGCTGCAATATACTTACCTGCGAACTCGCCAGCGTAAGTAGTTGTAATTGATTGTGTTGTACTCATTTTATGAATTTTTTATTTTATTTATACTACTGTTAAAGTAATTGCTCCAGCAGCAGTTCCCAATCCGAAAACATACCAGTTAGAACCGTCACCATGTAATTCTACGAAGTCACCGATTGTGTCAGCTGAAGCTGAAAATGTAATCGTGTTTTCGTCTGCTCCAG